TGTACCGTTTGTGGTAACGTGTAGTTTTATTTTCTTAGCCTGTCCGTTCTGCACAATCATCTCTAGTAACTTGATCACTCTAGGATTGAAGAAAGGTTCACCGCCTAGTATCTTCAATAATTTCAAGTCATGTTTGACTAGTTCAAGCATCTTTTGGTAGTCAGAATCCTTTATGTCGTAATCTTTTTGATCTAGATTTTCATAGCCGAGGGCGTTATTTTCAACCAGCAGTTTAGAACTGTTTCCTCCTGTACACATTTGGCATTTTAGATTACACAGGTTAGTGATGTTCATTTGGACATCTTCTGGGAAGTCGAGATCATCCTTGCCTAGTAGGTTTAAATTTCTCTCATATTTGTTTTTGAATATTGCTTGGTGTTCTATGTTAGATCTCTCACGATAACTTGTTACGCCCTTGTCCTCCTTCATCCAGCATTCAGAACATTCCGATGGTCTCTTGTTCTGCATAAAACTTTCCCTTAGGTATTTTAGGTAATCGCTTTTCCACCAAGTTTCTAGATCTGTTTTCTTAATACTATCTTGTTTTTTGTCTGGGAAATCTGATTTCAGTGGGTCAATAATACAGCACACATTAAGGTCTCCCTTAGAATTAAGCCAGGCACTGTTGAATGGTCTGATACAGAAATTGCTCTTATTTTTTGACTCTTCCATTGACAATTTGGTAAATCTCTTTCCAATTACTTACACGTATTATCTCTGGGTGTTCGAAGTCTCGGTTGTATGGGTGGTCTATTAATATAGGCTTTAAACCGTATTTGAGCCCGGCTACAGCGTTGTTTGGCTTGTCCTCGACCCAATATAGTCCGGTGTTGTGAAACTCCGCTAATGCACTGTCTTTGTCAGCACCTGTGCCTAGTATGTGGTAATTTATGAATACGTGATCGCCAAATAATTCTCCTAATCTTCTCTTACGTAACTCTTGTGCTGGTATGTCAGATGTTTGAGATGTGATCGGAATGAACGTCCAACCTTCAGCGGCCATTAATTTTACCCAAGTTTGTGATTCCAACATAGGACGTTGGTTACCCATCCAGGCACTACGATTGAACTCTCTGATGTGTTTCCTTATCTCATCTTTAGTGACGCCAAAACGTTCCGCCATCTCGTATGTGTTCTCTTTGTCTGGGAGTAATCTGTGTGGATGGTAACGTGCACCTCTTTCATCAAACAGTGTTTTCTGCAACATCCATTTGGTGAAGTGATGTTCCCATTCTAGTAGAACTCCGTCTACGTCTGTTAGTATGATTCTATTTGATGTCGGCATCTTCCATTCCCGCCACTCTCAGTTTTACAATGTTCGTGATCTGCCATTGCTTCTGATCGAGTCCTTTGGTTATGCCTAGCCATTGATTTCTAATTAACGCGAAGTCATTTATGATCTTGTCCATGTCTACAACATCATCCTCACCGTCAACGTACTTCTCGGCATCTCTACTTGACAGTGCCCTGTTGTAGTTTTCTAAATATTTTCTAAATGTTTTTGATCTCAATCTTCTCAATTCTATGTTAAGGTATTCAAGTATTGCTTCGAGTTGTTGTAGTTGTCCGAATCTTTCTTCAACTATACCTGGCAATGCCGCACTGGCACGTTCAAGATTACCATATATCTTGCACTGTTTTTTTGCCTCCAGTAATTCTTTATCAAAGTATGCTATGCAGTCTGGTATCTTATCTAGGTTCCGGCTTACTTCGTTGTACCAATTAATCATCTTCTCCGTATCCGTCTGACTCATCGTCTTCCTCGAACACAGTATTGATTGCTTCTTCTAGTTTTGGATCATATTCGGCAGACGCTTTTATCTCGTCGTGTTCTACACCAATGTCTTCTAGACTTTTAATAAAGTCTATCGCACAATCCAGTTTCTGTCTTTCCGGTACGTAGTGTGTTATGGAGTTCCATAACCTTTCGATGTCTTCGTGTGTAAAGTCTATCATTTCTTCTTTGTTTCCGTCGCTTTTTCTTCAACTTCGTCTTCCGGCTGTTCTACTGGTGCTTCTTCTTTGAACTCTGCCATTATCATATCTAATTTATCACCTACCCACGCTTTTCTGAAGTCGATGTGTTCCTTACCTGCCTTATCAACGTATTTCAGTCTGTTTCCTGTTTGCACTAGGAGACCTTTCTTCTCAAATAAATCTACTAGTCCACTGTATGGATCCATCCCTGTGTCATATGGAATCTTGACTTGCACACCTTCAAAAGGTTTTGCATATCTTGTCTTCATAACTTTACAAGCGGCTCTGATCCCTCTTACGTCTGTAACTTTGTTACCTTTTTCGTCTTCTTTAAGTTTTAATTTTTTCATTGCAACAACAATACTTGATGCATAGATAAATCCTTGTCCACCCGATATCTTGTCATCTGGGTCAAACATATCTTGTGATGCGTATGTGTGGTTGGTTGCAATAAGTCCAACATTCCAACTACCAAACATATTAACACAGTTTCTTACAAGTGCTGTCAAGGCCTTTGGCTTTCTACCCAAGTCACCTTTCATCTCACCTGCTTCAAACTGATTTACGTCTGTTGGAGTCAGTAACATACCCAAACTGTCTATGACAAACAGTACCTTAGGTGCACCTTCTTTGTTGTCTGCGTGTTGGTCCTTGTAACCTTTCATGAACTCTGAAACAGTTTTAGCAACGTCATCTACCATTGACATACTCAATTTCATAAGTTTGTCTTCTGATGTATCCACGTTCAATGCCTGCAACCACTGTTCATCTAACGCATTCTCTGTGTCGATCAATATTACGAATATGCCTTGATCCTGGGCGTTTTTAATAATGTTGCCTGATGCTATGTAACTTTTTCCTGCACCAGACTCACCGGCAAGTACTGTGACCTTGCCTAGGGGAATTCCTTTGTTGAAATCACTTGTCATCAAGTAGTTCAATGCGTAATTTCCTGTTGATATCCAATCTGTTGGATCACTGAATCCAATTCCAAGTCCTTGTATAGACTTCGTTAAACTTTTTCTAAATTTTGTTGCGTCAAATACTTTTGTCATAATTTTGTCCTTTGTCTCATCTATTTTAGCATACCTAGGCCCTAACGTCAATATATTAGGGCCTTGGTAAAATGTCAGATTACTTTGCTTGTCTTGATCTAATCAACTTCAAGATGTCTTCTGCTCTCTTGGCACTGTCTCCTGCTGGAGCAACTGGTGCCGCCTCAGGTTGTGGTGCTGGTGCACTCTCAGTCACTGGTGCCGCTGTAGGAGCCGCTTCCGCCACTGGTTGTGCTGGTGCAGATGCTGTTGGTACTGTCACTTGAGGTTTGGCTTGGTAAGCCACGCCCGCTGGTCTGAAGTACTGTCCATACTGCTCAAGATCATAAGCCTCACCTTCCACAGATTTCTCAAATAATTCTTTGATTATTTTTACTTCTGCTTCTGTTGGTTCTTTTGGTCTGAAGTCACCTAAGTTGAATAAACCGTGTGTGTCGATAGCGGCTCTTTCTGCCTCTTCCAACGGTCTTTCTCTTCTTGACCATTTCGATGTTGAGTAGTCTGCATAACCACCTTTAGTTGTTTTAGTGATCCTGAAGTCAACGCCTTTAACGTAGTCAGTTGGCATTTCTTCCATCTCTGGATCCATAAGTGCCCCTCTGATTATGTTGAAGATCTGAGGTCCAATAATGAATCTTCTGATTGGATTCTCAGGTGTTGAGTCTTCTGCTAGTGGATTCGTTGTAACAAAACCTTGGAAAATATAACTTTTCTTTTTCCAGTATTTTCTGCCCATGTCTTCCATGCTCTTGTCTTTAAACCACGGTCTCACCTCTGTGAGTACTGGACAAGTCTTCCCATACATTTCCATGCACGGTACTTGCACTGTCACTGGTCTTGAATCAGTCTGACCTTTGATACCTGCGAATGGTAACTTGATCATGTTTCTTTCAGTCCAGAAGAATGTGTTAGTCTCGTCCCTGTCCGGTAAGAATCTAACTACTGCTTCAGAACCTTCTGATATATTCCAGTGTGGGTAGATGGCGTTGTCTCCGCCTGTGTTGGAAGTGGAGCGATTCACTTCTTGAGATTTTAACTTCGCTCTTATTTCAGCCAATGATGCCATAATGTAAGCCTCCTTTATTGTGCCTATGTTTGTTGTTGCCTAAATGTATATTAGACATATAGTACGTAATATACAACTATATTTATCTAATGTCTACTACTATTATTGGTAAAATGCTAGGTTTTTGATTCTATCTATTTGATTGTCGTATGCCGTCTCTTCTTCTGAGAAGAAGTCTTCTAATTGCATACCTGCTAGTTCGATGGCATCCTGTAAAGTGTATTCTTTGTCACCAACCTTGAACTTGTCGCCTGCTTTCATACCAGCCGCTTTGGCTTTCTGTACTGCCTGTGCAAACATATTACCTTCGAACTTACCTGCGTGTGCACCGCCCTGCATCTTTTCATAATGTTCAGCGGCTTCTTCTTGACTTAATCCTAGTTCATCTGCTTTGCTCATGAATTCGTCTTTGCTCATGTTCTGTGCCATGTCTGCTATTTTGTCTCCCATTCCCTCACTTTTATCTGTGTACTTGGGATCACCTGCCTTCATTTTTTGATATGCTGGTGTGTTCATCATCTTGTCTGCTTTTGTCACATCAAGTTTTGTAGCGTTCTCTTTGTCTTTCTTTTCAATTTCTTTGTCTCTTGGAAAATCTCCCATCTTAGCATATTCGTCCACATCCACTGTGTCCACGCCGCCTGACGCCACTTCCATTTCGCCTGCTCTCAATTTGTCATAATTCTTATGTAAGAAATCTTCTGCCTCTTCCTGGTCTATACTT